CAACTAATTGACGTTGTAAGCCGCCGTGGTGGCATTGAAGGACGTGAACTAGCAGGCATTGGCATGCTACGCAACAAGCTAGAGACGTTCCTACAGCAAAATGCACCACAAGGTGAAGCACCAGAGGGTGGTATGCCACCAGAAGCCCCAGCAGACATTCCTGCTGATGCTCCATTGGCTGACAAAGTATCTAACTAAGACTAAGCGATGTAGGCTCTCGCTATAAACCTACACCTTATTTTTATATGATGAAATGGTGATGATATGACAATTGATGCAAAGACAAACGAAGTGTTGTGGGTAGAAAAGTATAGACCACAACGAATCGAAGATACGATCCTTAGCCCAAAGCTAAAGGCAACCTTCCAGCAATTTATCAACGATGACAGCGTACCAAATCTTCTACTGACTGGTGGCCCAGGTGTTGGTAAAACAACTGTCGCCAAAGCCATGCTAGACGAAATGGGTTGTGACTATATCGTCAAGAATGGCTCTTTGAACGTAAACATTGACACACTACGGTATGACATTTCGACATATGCATCTGCTGTATCCCTTAGTGGTGGTCGCAAGTATGTTATCTTTGACGAAGCAGACTATCTTAATGCCAATGCCGTTCAACCAGCATTACGGAATTTCATTGAAGAATATTCTTCTAACTGTGGTTTCATCTTCACCTGTAATTTCAAAAACCGCATCATTGCGCCACTGCGTTCACGTTTGTCGGCTATCGACTTTACGATTGAAAGCGCTGACAAACCCAAACTTGCGGCTTTATTCTACAAACGTGTTCTGGCTATCTTAGAACAAGAAAACGTTAAGTTCGACAATAAAGTTGTTGCTAAGGTTGTAGAACAGCATTTCCCTGATTTCCGTCGAGTATTGACTGAGCTACAATCATATGCGGCTTCTGGTAGTATTGACGAAGGTATCTTTGTTAATCTCAAGCAAGAGTCTCTTGAAGAAGCATTCCGTATGTTGAAAGTAAAAGACTGGTCTAATCTACGTAAGTGGGTTGCCAAGAACTCTGATCAAGACATGAATGAAATGTTTCGTCGTATCTATGATATGGCACAAGAGAAAGTAGAACTACGCAGTCTACCAGGATTTGTTGTAACTATTGCTGATTACATGGACAAGGCTACACGTTGTGCTGACCTAGAAATCAACATGGTGGCATTCATGTCTGAAGTTATGATGGAAGCCGATTACAAATGAAAATCAAAGGCACAACTATCCAACCAGTACAACCTGTTTTCAAAACAATTTTTGTCAAAGATAAACCACGCGAAGAGCAACCTGATAGGGCGGCTCGTTTCGCGCAGTACATGAAAGACAGGGAAAATGGGTAAGTGGGCTGATGCATTATTCAGCAAAGTGATATGTTGGGAATGTAATAAGAGAATATCAAAGAAAGACATCAACACAGTTAATGTCGATACACAGGATGGCAAATTAGACTTGAAACTTTGCGCAACCTGTGTTATACCGTTTAATGATATGCTAAAAGATTTGGAGAATACAATTGCAGAAAGAAATAACACCCTTTGATTTTATTAATGCGGCTTCGTTCTCTAAGGATGATCTCATTAATAATCATCAAGTGCCAGAACAAGCTGAGAAGCTGTATACGGCTTATATTGTTAATCGTGGCTTCGCTAACTTTGAAGATACAATTCTTCACGCAAATGAAATGAACCAACGCCCTCATCTATTCAATGGCGCTCAATTCGACTACTATCGTGGTGCTTTGCGTAAACGAAAACGTTTCTCTAAGTGGTTAAAGTCAGATGTTGATAAAGACTTGGATGCCCTACAAGAAGTGTATCAATGCAATCGCACAGTCGCTAAAATGCACCAGAAAGCACTAAGTCCTGATCAAATGGTAGAGGTACACGCCAAACTACAGACAGGGGGTTAGAGAAAAGCCAATTTAGATAAATATATCCGATGGTCGAAGTATTGACGATCAGCATAACATAATAATAATAAAAAAAGGTGCTTTGGATTATGAACTCAGAAGATTTATTTAAAGGCGTAGGAATTGAGATTGCTCTTCCAACACCAGATAGTTTCCTAAAGGTAAAAGAAACTCTCACTCGAATTGGCATTTCATCAAGAAAAGAAAAAAAGTTATATCAGACTTGTCACATCTTGCATAAACAAGGTAGGTATGCTATACTACACTTTAAGGAACTGTTCATCTTAGATGGCAAGACAGATACCTTTATTGAAGAAGACGCATCAAGAAGAAATACAATCGTTAATCTTTTAGAGGAGTGGGGATTAGTTTCTGTTATACAAACAGAAAAGGCTCAAGACCCAGTAGCTCAACTAAATCAAATTAAAATCTTATCTCACAAAGAGAAAAGCAATTGGACTTTGGAAGCTAAGTATAACATCGGAAAGAAGTGAAATGAATATTTATAGAATGAATGAAAATGCAGAACTCCCAGAGTATGCAACAAAAGGCTCAGCCTGTTTCGATATTAAAGCATGTTTCAAAAAAGGTGATATGCTTAAGGCTTACAACTCTTGGAATAAGCAACTTGATGTAGCAGTAAAGGGTGTTTCCACATCCATTGATGCATTTCAGTTGTCGCCAGGGATTAGAGTTCTAATTCCAACAGGATTGATTTTCGATGTGCCAGAAAAACATGTTATGAAATTATACATCCGCTCTGGTTCAGCCTTCAAGAAAGGATTGTCTCTAGCAAATGGTACGGGAATTATTGATTCTGACTACACACTAGAAACATTCATAATGTTACAAAACAATACCGATAGTCTCGTCAAGATCACGAACGGTGATCGTATAGCTCAAGGCGCAATCGAAAAGGTCATACAGCAGAAGTTTTCTGAAACATCGAAACCAATGGAGTTGACTGAGCGCGATGGGGGTTTCGGTTCAACAGGAGATTAGGCTCATGCTTAAATACTTAATACCGTTTACTATCTTTGCCTCTGGTGCATTTGCACAAGAAGTGCCGCCTTTCGGAGCAGTACAAGCTTGTGCGACAATGGAAAGAATGGCAGAAGGAACTACCAGATATGGCGAAAAGATTTTGTTTAATGGCAAAATTTTACAGCAACATGTAAGTGGTGAACTTGTTACTGGTGAATTTGTTTTCACTACAAATCAAGACACAGGCACTTGGACTTTGTTGTCGTTGTTCCCAAATGGTTGGGCATGTTTGGTGGCTAACGGTACAAATTTTGAGCCTTACGTTAAATAAAATACATTATAAATAAACATGTGATGCCTAATGGGTCACATACATTAATCTTGCTTAATAAAAGGAGATAGCAAAATGAATACACGTAGAGTCACAACTGATTTTCTAAACGATCCGTTCTTGATCGGCTTTGACCGAATGATTGAAAGAATGAGAGACACAACCCCAAATCAACAGGCTTACCCACCATATAACATTGTCAAAGTAGACGATAATGAATATGAGTTGCAGTTAGCAATTGCTGGGTTCACCTACGACGATCTTGATATTCAGATCAAAGAAGGGTTGCTGACAATCGAAGGTAAACAAGAAGCCACAGATGAAAAGCAATACATCCATCGTGGAATTTCTGGACGTTCCTTCACAAGAGTTTTCACATTGGCTGATGCAGTCGTTGTGAATGGCGCTGACCTTCTTGATGGTATTCTAACCGTCAAATTGGAAAACGTAATACCAGAAGCTAAGAAACCTCGTAAGATTGAAATCAATCGTGGGGAACCAGAGTTTCTAAAGGGGTGATGTCCTAAGCATCAATGGGGGGAGAGAACTTCCCCCATTTTTTATTAATGGTTACATAATGAAGAGGAATACGAATGCGTTTAGCGAAAAGAATTGCAATTGTAGGTGCTATGGTACTAGGACTAGCATCAACAGCAATGGCAGAAGACAAGACTAAGGTTGGATTTATCTATGTTGGTCCAACAGGAGATCATGGATGGACATACCGTCATGATATTGGACGCCAACAAGTTGAAGAAGCATACGGCGATAAAGTAGAAACGTTTTATGTAGAATCTGTAGGTGAAGGTCCTGACTCAGAGCGTGTCTTGACACAAATGGCTATGCAAGGTGCAGACATTATTTTCGCGACAAGTTTTGGTTACATGGACTCAGTGCTTAACGTAGCAAAAAAATTCCCAAATGTAAAATTCGAACATGCCACTGGTTATAAGCAGAGCGAGAATGCTGCCAACTATGGCTTGAAACTATACCAAGCACGACACGTACAAGGTGTTATTGCTGGTATGATGACAGAGACAGACAAGATTTGTTATATCGCATCGTTCCCAATCCCAGAAGTTATGCGCGAAATTAACACGTTCTTCTTGGGCGCACGTAAGTACAATCCAAACGTAGAACTTTCAATTGCGTGGGTATACACATGGTATGATCCAGGCAAAGAGAAAGATGCGGCTAATGTATTGATCCAACAAGGCTGTGACGTAATTGCACAACACACCGATTCACCAGCACCATTAATGGCGGCTGAAGAAAAAGGCGTAGTTGGTTTCGGTCAAGCATCAGACCAAATGAAGTTTGCACCTAAAGCACAGTTGACAGCAACTATCGACAATTGGGGTCCGTACTATATCGATAAAGTTGGACAGGTACTAGACGGCACTTGGAAAACTGGCGATTACTTTGGTCATATGAACACAGGCGCAGTAGGTATGGCACCATTTGCTAACATGCCAGCAGAAGTAGAAGCTGAAGCACAGCGTGTTAAAGATGCTATTAGTGCAGGCGAACTATTTGGCTTTACTGGACCAATCAACAAGCAAGACGGAACACCGTGGCTTGCTGAAGGCGAAGTAGCAACACGTATGCAACTAGACACGATGGACTTCTATGTTGAAGGCATCACATCGCCAATGCCATAAAATAATAGGGGGAGTTTAGTGGCTCCCCTTCATCACAACACGGAGATTATTATGATACCTATTATTGATTTGAGTTCCTCAGATGCATTGCGTCAGATTGAAGATGCTTATACAACAGTTGGATTTGCAGTCTTTACGAATGGTTTAGACAAAGAACAGCAGAACGATATGGATTGCTGGTTTGATGAGATGCAATACTTTTTCGATCTCGATTTGGAAACAAAAATTAAGTATCCATATGAGGGTGATACCAATTTAGGATACAGCGTTGTTGGTGACGAAAATGTTGACCCAACTGCACCTAAAGACCTTAAAGAAAGTTTTAACTATAACGACACGCGCATGGGTGAACATCTTTGGCCTCATGACATGCCGAAATTTAAATCCACAGCACTAAGAAGTATAGAAATTGCTGATGACCTCACCATTCGTATTTTGGGGATGTTTGACACTATCTTGGAATCAGGCACTACATTAGTAGATGCACATCAAGAACCTTTCAACACAACACGAGTTATTCACTACCCATCAGCAATTGAATTGGAAGATAAACTCGAAGATCGTCAAATGCGTATTGGCGAACACAGCGATTACGGTACTATCACTCTTTTGTGGCAAATTAATGATGTCCCAGGACTTGAGGTACAAGACTTAAATGGTGATTGGCATCCAGTCCCATACGCACCAAACAGTGTTATTTGTAACATTGGCGATCTACTTCAGCGTTGGACTAACGATTACTTTGTTAGCACTAAGCACAGAGTTGTGAATAGTCACATCCACCTTAATCGTTACAGCATGCCTCACTTTGTCGATCCTACCCCAGGAACTATGGTTTATAACCTACGTGACGAAGAATCAAAATACGCACCCATCGAGTCTAAGGAATACTTGATGTGGCGTCTAGCACAGAGTTATTAGAATAAAAAAACTTGAATATAACCACCACAGAAACTTGACAAATTAAAGTTTCTGTGGTATAATATAACTACGTTTAAACTATGTAAGGAGATTAATACTAATGGCAGGGAAAACAGCAGTTGTGTTTTCATGTGGTCACTCAGACCCACAAGTCAGCAATGAGCGATTTGATTGGTTGGGTGACTTGATCTGGGACGTAAAACCTGACTACGTTGTAGATTTAGGTGATGGCGCTGATATGCGATCACTGAACAGCTTTGATTCAGCTAAGGCTCCGAAGAACTTCGTAAGCCAAAGCTATGAAGCAGATATTGAATGCTACAACGAAGCAATGGATCGTATGCGTATTAAGTTCAAAGCGAACAAACGTAAACGTCCAG